ACGCTTTGTCCGTTAGTGACGCATTGTCGCCTGGCTCCTGATTACGAGCTTCGCCGTTCAATAAATAAAATATTGCTCCCAGTTTCACGCTCGCGGATATGATCGCGTCCGCGAAATCTCTTACATTTGGTGATAATTATACATCAATGAATAATTAAGTCAAGTGCTTTTTATACATTTAGGAATATTTTTGTGTAAAAAAATACCTTTGCATTTTCAAGTGGTTACGGAAATATTGTTTCAGGGGGTATAAAAAAGGGGTGAAAAGATATTATTTGCCGCGCTTTATTTTTATGGTTGTTGTTTGTTCGTAAACTCGACCCTTTTCGATATTTTCAGGACTGAACACAAAGGAATGTTCTTCCTCTTGCGCTTTAAACATTTTATCGCGTAGCTCTTTTTCCCGCGCAGAAGGTTGCTTATTAAAAACGCTGCTCTCACGTCTTTTCTTTTCTTCGTTATATTCGCGCATTGCTTTGTTATAATTCTCTGCTAATTCTTTTCGTTTTGCTTCGTACTCTGAGTCTCTGGAATTATCACTTGTTGGCCTTCTATTGATCTGGCGTTCTTGTTCTTTTATTTTTCGCGCTGCTTCATGTTTTTTTATTTCTTCGGGCGTGTTCCTTCTGTCGTGCATACGATAATGTATATTTGCGTTTTCGGGGGGAGGGGTGTTAGTGATATATTCCACTCCGTTATCATCTTTCCAGATATAGATTTCGCCAGCGAAGAGAGAAGAAGTTAATAGAAAGAAAACTAAAAAAATAATCTTCTTCATAATAGCCTCCTTTACGTATCTTTTGGGACTATTACACCTTTCCTGATAACAACTGCTTCTACCTCATCGTGAAAACCAATAGACGATAAGCAGTCTAATTGTGGTTTAATATCAACAACTTTTCCGATTACCCGGAAATCAATGCGGCTGTCTTTGGGTATAACGATTATCTGGTATCTGTTATTCATTGGCACAAGCCTAATTTCTGTTTCTTCATCATAGAATAATTTGAGCGAAACCTCACCATTTACCCAAACCACACAAGGGGAACCATTGTTGCAACGGACAGCAGGATCAACAATCACAATGTCACCAGGCATGAAGCGCGGTAACATACTATCTCCCTCAATACGCAAGCCAAATGCGCGGTCACTGGTTTTAACATTAGATAAAACAGGATCGTCTTCGCCAGAAACGCCAACAGGCCAGGAATCGATTGCCTCAACAAATGCCCCTGCGTGGACCCAAGATATTACTGGGATTGGTTTGTTGTGGCGTATTGGCGGAGGAATAAAACCTTCATCATCTATTTTAAAAACATTTAAGAGCTTATTTTTTACTTCTTCGGTTAAATTCGTCTGAATATCTTTCTCTATTCTCGATATACTACCCTGAGAAATGCCGGATTTGTCGGCAAGGTCTGTCTGCGTCCAGCCTTTTTCGCGCCTTAATCTTTTTATTGTTTCGCCAAAAGTATAATTATTCATAAATGTATTGACAAATTAAATTCCTATATGTATAATTATAATAACCATGAACCCGTTAGATAATTATTTACGTAAAAACAAAATATCCGGCAGTGCGTTTGCTCGCACTGCACACCTTTCGCAGCCCACCGTCTGGCGAATACGGCATGGCAAAGTAAAACAGATATCTCCGAGAACCGCGACATGTGTAGAAGTCGCAACAGGCGGTGAAGTAACTGCGTGGGAGCTTCTGTACCCGCGCAAGCGTAGGAACCGAAAAGAGCAGGGTGAAACAGCCGCGGTTCGCACATAGCGCCGCGCTTTCCTCCCCCAAGGACATCCTGCTTTTTATCAGTTTTAGTATAAAAAGCAATGCTATTTTTTCGCACAGGGAGGCGACCATGAACGAAAAAACAACACCAAAAACTGATAAATTAGACGAAGTGTTTCCCGTACGCATTCCTACTTGCCTTAAAAATTACTTAGACAATTTACCCGAAGAATACAAACAGCAACTACACCGTGATATCCGCGAACTGATGGCTAAAGCTGTGCACATGTCTAAGTTTGACGCAAGTGTATATCTATCATCAGAATAAAGTCAATAAATACATGGTATTACATTGTGATACCAATAATATTAAGGACTTACCATTGGGGATTACAGTTTGCAATGAAATATTTTCAGGTGGATTGATGATTGTTTCTGACGAATATCTCTTGAGATTATTCCGTGAAATTGTCGGGAGCCGGGCAAAGTGGAAGTGTGAATTCCCCGGTTGCCCGATGTTTGGGAAAGATTTGAACCCGCATCACGTTTTTTCGCGGGATAATCATTCTGTCAGATACGATCCGGAAAATGGCCTGTGGCTTTGTACACCGCACCACAACGGCAATGTATTCTCTGCGCACAGAAGCCCAACGTGGTTTCTTTCAATGATTCTCTTATATGAAGTCCGGACTCCTGAATGGTTGGAAGAGCTAACCATCAAAAAAAATCAAATTGTCAAAGCCAATAACAGCTTTCGCTGTGATTGGAAAAATAAATTACAGGAGTTAGCCGCGTGAAAAAAATCATTCCGCGAAACATACGTTCAGCGTGAAGTAGGTGAAAGGTGGGAAAAATGAAACTGAAAGAATGGTACAGAGCTAATGAGTTCGCAGTTAAATTTTTTGTCACGGCGGGATTAATTACGGTTCTGTACGTCACTGCCTTTATCTTGGGGTGGTATCAAGTTTTCAATAAGGGGTGAGGTGGTTATGGCGATTGTTGATTACGATACAGCAACGTGGAATGGTCCAGAATTCCGCAAGTTTAGCCCAGAGGCGAAACTGTTATTAATTTATTTGTTCACAAATGACGCAAAGAGCATCACGGGTATATACAAGATCGATTTTGATAAAATGTCGTTTGATACTGGCATTAAAGTGCCAAAAATACCAAAACTCATAGAAGAGCTGAAAAAAGAGGTAATGTATGATTATGTCAAGGGAATTGTATGGATTATAGCCCACACCCGTAAGCAATTCTGCCGTACACCAAAAATATCAGACCGTGTTATCAAGGGTATCGAAAATAATTTAACCGCCCTTCATGGCCATTATTTTGTTGGGTTATTCATGAATGAGTATAAGTATTTACCATTATTTTCCGGCGCGTCTTATCCATACTCTATACAAACCCTTGCCGAAGGGTCAACATACCCTTCAGGTGGGGGTGAGGGTGAAGGTAAGGGTAATATAAAAAAGAATATATATAAAAACGGATTTGAAAAGTTTTGGGTAGCTTATCCTAAAAAGAAATCCAAGGGGCAAGCCGAAAGAGCTTTTTCTAAAGTCAATCCTGATGAGCAGCTTTTAGCGACAATGATCGCCACAATAGAGCGGGCCAAGATATCAGAAGATTGGGTGAAAGAAAAAGGGAAATACATACCGTATCCGGCAAGCTGGCTGAACGCGAGAGGATGGGAAGATGAAGAGATTGTCCCCACGCTTGCGAGGGTATCGTCGTATGTAATTTGCGAGAGATGTGGGGCAGAGGTTTTGAAAGATAATTTTATCGTCGATGGGGGGATTCAATATTGCCCGAAATGCCCACGCATACTGGAACGCGAAAAAACAGAAGCCAAAAAACAGTATGAGAAAATAGGTGCTTTAATCAAATCAATCGGAAAAGAAATGCCACCCGTGGCAAACTAAAACCAAGAGGATAAAAATGAAGACAGAGATTGTTAAGTTTTTAAATTTTAATGCGAGGCAATATGATGGAATTACACAACTTATTTCGCAAACAAAACGTGGAACCAGTGGAAAATAGATTTGTGGTTGGGGGGTGATTAAACTGAAATGCACATGTAACGATTACGAATATTGCACACTACATGGCTACGTTCAGCCATAGGCGGGGGACGCATCCGTAGCAAACACGCAGTTTAAATAGCTGCGGCAAATCAGGAGCGATTATTATGCCTTGGACAGCAGAAGAATTTAAGCGAAAGCACAATAAGAATTTAACCGATAAGCAGGCAAAAAAGGCCGCGCAGATTGCGAATAGAGTGCTCCAGGATACGGGAGATGAAGCACTGGCAATCAAGACGGCCAACGCTAGAATGAGATTGCTGAAGGAGTGATTAACAGTGGGAAAGAAACCCGGAAAAACTGTCAAGAAAAAAACAGTTAAACGTAAGGTTAAAAAAATCACCGCAGAGGAACCATTAAGCGCGAAGGAAGAGCAGTTATGCCGTGAATTTGTTGCAGATTTCGCTGAAAATCAGGTGCGGGCGTATATGCACACTTATGGCACTAAGAATTATGATTCCGCAAGAACTGAATCGTCTAAAATATTTGCAAATCCTAACATTAAGAAGAGAATTAAGGAGTTACGTGATGAGAGAAATAAACGGCTCGAAATATCTGGAGACAGAGTATTGCAAGAAATTGCAAAACTGTCATTTTACGACCCACGAAGATTTTTTGATGCTGATGGCCGGTTGAAACCGATTGATGAGATTAACCCTGATGATGCTGCCGTTATTTCGTCCATAGAAACGTACCATAAAATTGTCGGGGAGGAACAAGATGGTGTTGCTGTGCTCACCAAAATTAAACTACCAGATAAGGGGTCGAACCTAGAACGCCTCGGTAAATATTTTAAGTTATTTACCGATAAGAAAGAAGTTGATTTGTTGCAACCCCTTAATATTACTATAAAAAAATTTTACCGGAGCAAAAAGAAAAAATGACAGAACTACCGGCAAATAACTGGGAACCCCGTGATGACCAGATGGGATTGTGGGAATATTTACAGCAGGATCGCCCCGGCTTACGCGCCGTTGAATGCGCTCATAGGCGCTGGGGAAAAGACGAAATATGCCTGTACACGAGTTCCACGAAAGCGTTTGAGCGTGTCGGGAATTACTGGCATTTACTGCCTGAATATAAGCAATGTCGAAAAGCTATCTGGGAGGCCGTCAATCCACGCACCGGCAGAAAAAGAATCGATGAGGCATTTCCACAGGAAATCCGCAAGAGCATACGGAATACCGATATGTTTATTGAGTTTGTCAATGGCTCGACCTGGCAACTGGTGGGATCGGATACGTATAATGCCCTGGTAGGTTCACCACCGATTGGGATAACATTCTCGGAATATGCACTAAGTAACCCGCAATGCTGGGCGTATCTATCACCAATACTTGAGGAAAACGGCGGCTGGGCTGCGTTTATTTCAACATCACGCGGAGACAACCATTTTCACTCACTGGTGCGCATGGCTATGTCCACACCGGGATGGTTCGGCGAAATACTTACGGCGCGTCAAACGCCAGTATTTACTGCTGAAAAACTGCGTCAAATCAGGGCTGAGCTTATTGCCACGTTTGGCGATGACATGGGCGAGGCGATGTACCAGCAGGAATATATGTGCTCGTTTCAGGGCGCCGTGCTGGGCGCGTATTTTGCCAAGCAAATGGTCCGGGCAGAGAACGAGGGAAGGATTACTCATGTGCAATACCAGGAAGGAATCGAAGTTGATACATTTTGGGATCTGGGCGTCGATGACTCGATGTCAATCTGGTTTATCCAGCATATCGGCAGTAAGCACCACGTCGTTGATTATTACGAAAACTCCGGTTACGGGCTGGAGCATTACGCCGAAATTCTGGAATCCAAACACTATGAATACGGTAATCATTATATGCCGCATGACGCCAACGCCCGCGAGATGACTAACTCCGCGATTGCCCAGTCGCGCCGGGAAATTGCGCAAGACTTGGGAATTAACCCAGTTATTGTCGTCAAACGTGCCAAAAACATTGATGTAATCATTCAATTTCAGATTCCCGCAGTACGAAATATTTTACCACTCTGTTGGTTCGATAAGGATAAATGTTCCCAGGGGATATCAGCCCTAAAGAACTATCGCGCTGAATACGACGAGGAAAAGAAGAAATTAAGTAATCGGCCATTGCACGATTGGAGCTCTCACGGAGCGTCGGCGTTTATCACTTTTGCGGTTGGGTATGGCGGTATGCAGTACAAGGATGAGATAGATGATTAAGATTAAAAAAATAACGTCGCCGGACGCATGGGAATTGAGACAGGCCAGAATTGACGAGGCGATTGTTACCGGTCGTCCGTTTGTTGAGCGTCCGTCGTATTTTGAGCATGTGGATACCGGCCAAAAGTATTACGATTTGTTTGGTTGTATTGGTTGGCCGACGGAAGACACCGATAAGGACAAAGGCCGTCCTGGCTATGTTGCGGTAGTGGCAGTTGTGAAGTCCGAAAGACCAATCCAAAATGCGTGGTTCCGCCTGATGGGAGAAGGAGAAAGCGAGCATATCTCGGAACTGTTTGCTCATATATTGAGATTACGCGAAGAGTATGGATTTGGGTTGCAGCCAGCACTACTCCAAACATTCTTAGGTGATCCCGATAAGCACACCACACGATTGGCACTATTGAATGAAGAGTTAATAAAAAAATATGGAGATAACGGGGCAATACTGGTTGCGCCCCCGGAGGATTTTTACTGCCCGGAAATTTTTGAAAATTATAGGCGGACGCTTAATGAAGCGATAATATCAGACCGTTTTGCCTTCGGGGGAAACGAAATTCTGAAAGTACAGCACAGACAATTCAAGAAGGGAGACCCCGCTATAATGGCGGTAGGAGGGCTGGTGCATTCATTGATTGTTCGATGTATGTGGATGGATCAAGTAAGGGATAACATTTTTACCGTGGAGGATTAACTGAATGGAACAAAAGGCATTTAAAATGCAGGTGTCGCTGCAATCGCTGCCCATGCGGAAGTGTGCTTGTTGCGGAGAAGCCAAGTTTATCCCATCTGTCAATCTGCGTGAGGTTTCTGCGCTTTTATCGCCAAATGGGAAGCCTGGAGTAATCTTCACGGATGCCGGATTTATTTGTGCTACGTGTGGCGAGCAGGCGGATTTAACCCCGCAAGACGATAAGTCTGCGGGAATTGTTTCGGAGGAACGAGATGATAACATTCAGTGAGTTAATGATTGCCGTGATGGGAACCGTGATTCTTGTTTTGCTATGCGTTGTTGTCGGCGGCTGGCTGGTTTTTAAGAGTAAATCTCAGCCGGGAGAAGGGTTTATTGTGCGTCCAAAAGGCGATGCTTTCACGCTGCCCAGCGCGGGAGATGAGTTGTTTTCGTCTGAGCCTAGCGAGGAAGAAAAAGCCCTGTTGGGAAGAACGAAAGAATTTTTAGAGAGATTAGGGGGTAAAAGAGAATGAAAGGCTTACGTGTGAGATGTCCGAATTGCAAGCGTTGCGATTTCCTGACAACGGATAAATATAATCCTGATGTCACGCCTCACGGGGGCATGGTACGTTGCCTGTTGCCGTACCATATCGATTGGCTGACACTATCCACGACGTTGGCGGCTGAAATGTGCTGTCCCGAATGTCTCGCGCCGTTAGTGGTGGAAGGCCGATTAGTAGTAGTCGATGCGCCTACGCCACTGCCAGAGGTTGTTGCGCCGCCGGATGATGTGCCAGGGCAGAACGTTTGCGATGTCTGTGGGAAGTCGTTTCAGTCACCATTTGCGCTAGCTGGTCATAAGAGGTCGCATAAGAAGTGAGGACGGCATGATGAATCCGGAAACGAAAAAACTTGTAGAAATTATTTTACGATGTGTTAAAATGCTCCTGAAACTGCTGGAAGATTGGAAGAAGGAGACAGAAGTGAAATAAAAATTTTAACACATAGCCATCAGTCTATCCCTTGACCGCATAGACCGATTAGTCAATCGCGCCGATATCCGGCCCCATTGGAATTGAGAACTCAATTTTCGATGGGGCTTTTTTATTGCCCTGATGAGG